TGTATTTATAGGTATTTCAGAACTTAACAAATCAACTTCTTCTAATATACTTGCACTTTTTAAACTTTCTCCTTCAAAAGTTTTTTCTGCACCATATAGTATTTGATATAGTTTTAAATATCTGTGTGGATTATTTGTACTATAAAATGTTATTATAATTTTTGTATAATTTTCTACAATATTATTAGCAACATATTTATAACCATCTGGTGTAAAATCTACATTACTAATTAGATTGTTTTCTTTATCGTAATACTTAATATTAAGTTTATTACAATAATCTCCTGCTTCACTAAAAAGAAATGTAAGACCTAAACTGCTATGTGTTTCAGTAAAGTCAATTTCTAATGTTAGTGGAGTTTCAAAATTCCCGTTTTCATCAGACATTTGATTACTCCACCAACACATATTATCTAAAGTGTCTGGCATTAATACAAAACTTCCATCTAGTGCAAATTGATTTCTTTCTAATGTTCCATATTTTGTTTCTACTATATCATCAGATTTTAAATCTTCTAAATCAACAAAACTTTGTTGATCGTTAACAGTTAATCCACTATCGTTTTTTGCTGTAACATCAACAAATCCAAATTGAATGCTTGTTTTTGTTTTCATACCATCAACTCCTTGCTGGCTTTTTAGCCGTGAAGTTTACCGACATATCTTTTCTATATGCTCTGCCACCTCTAAATTCATATATTGTTCTAGCAACATTATTAAAATAGGCTCTAAATTCAAAATTTGCAATTTTTATATCGTGAAATTCTTCAGGTTCTGTTAGCTTGTCCCATAGCCTTTCAAATTCCTCGTAATTGTCATCAGTTTGAGGTTCAAACTTAATGTCAGAAAAATTGAAATATACACCTATTAATTCTCTTTTTAAGTCTCCGTCATCCGTTCTATTAGCATATTTATCTAAAAAGTCTGCTGTCTCTTTTATGCCTGCAAATACACCAATATTATATTGGATTCCATCTATTATTATAAAATCATATCTTTCTGACATTATGTAACACCTCCTATAATCAATTTATCGCCTTTTCTTTTACTTTCTCTATCTAATTCAGGTTTTAATACTCTTATTAATTGTGCTAATGTTCCATTGAAGTTTATTACAATTTCTCTTGGCTCATTATCCTTTGGATCATCATCTTGTTCTTTAAATAATTTTAAAGCTGTTAAAATCATCTCTAACATTTTGTCTTCTGGTGCAACAACCTCTCCTTGATGCTTGTTATCACCAATCATTGCAAGTTGTGGCGTGTTTGCTTTTACATAACCACCTTGTGCAAGTCTTGGAATATTTAATTGATTTAGTTTTCCTATGCTTACACCAGGAATAGCATTTATTACATCAATAGCACCATTTATCATATTTACAAATTTATTAACAATGTTTTCAATCATTCCAAGAACACCATTAATACCACTTTTTACTGCACCGCTTATTGCATCTCCTATTTTTGTTCCTAGTGCACTAAAAGTATTTTTTACATTGTTCCATATACCGCTAAAGAAACTTGCTATATTTCTAAATATAGAAGTTATTTTGTTATAAGCAGTTTGAAAAGCATTTACTATACCATTTTTAATACTATTTACAGCATTAACAATTCCGTTTTTTATTCCATTCCAAATATTTGTTACAGTATTTTTAATACCATTAAATATATTGGTTATTACGGTTTTTATCGCATTAAAGACTGTTGTAATAATAGCTTTTATAATATTTATAGCTGTTTCTATAACCCCCTTAATTGCGTTCCATACTGTAGATACAATTCCTTTAATTGCGTTCCATATTCCAGAGAAGAAAGTTTTTATTCCTTCCCAAGCTTTGTTCCAGTCTCCTGTAAATATTCCTACAACAAAGTCTATTAAACCTCTTAATGTTTGTATAATTCCACCTATTGTATCAGCAATTGCACCGAATACAGATGATATTGTATTCCATATGCTTTCTATTATTGGTGTTAATACTGGAATAACATTTGCAATTATCCAATCAATTACAGGCTTTAACACATTATTCCATAAAGCTGTAATTGCATCTGCTATACTTCCTACAAGTGCTGCAACATTATCAACAAATGGTTTTAAATGTGTATTCCATAATTCATTGAATTTGTTTGCTATATTATCTAATACAGGAACTACATATTGATTGTAGACATCTAAAAACTTACCAAAAGTATCACTTAAGCCTGTCTTTAAACTATCCATTAAAGGTTTTATATGTGTATCATATACTTCATTCCATTTATCACCAACATAAGTAAAAGCTTCAGCTAAAGTTCCTGTTACTGTTTGAATTGGTTGTAACAAGTTTTCAAATGTTTGTTTTATCCTATCTGTATTATCAATAATTGGTTGTATAAATACTGCTTTTAAATCTGTTACAAACTTTGTACATACTTCTATTACACTCATAAAAGGATTTGAAAACATAGCAATTATATCTGCACCAATTTGTTTAGCTGTATCTCCTTTAAATACATCAGATATTTCTCCTAATGCTTGCCATAAGTTCCCTGTTAATGCAATATCTTTACTTGAAATATTAAACATATTTGTTATAAAAGATTTTATTCTTTCAACATTTTGTGATAAATACTCATCAACACTTCCCACAAAAACTTCAGCAATATTTGTTCCAATTCTTGCAACACTTCCTACTGCTTGACCTAATGCGTAAGATAAAGTATTTACCCAGTTATTTGCTGAATTTGTTACTTCTGGATCAGTCCATATTTCAATTATTGTTTCTTTTATATTATTCAAATGTGATACTATTCCATCAAAGTTTGTGTCTCCAAAACTTATATCAAATCCATTTTTGAATATATTTGCCAATTCTTTTACTCTATCTATAAGTCCATTAAAAGCTGTTGTATCTTCTTTTACTGTGCTTGTTACATCTAATGAATCAGTTAAACCAGAAGCACCACCAGTACTTCCACCACCTGAACTGCTAGATGTATCGCTTTCTTGCGGTAATACATTCAAATTATCAAAACTTGCTAAATTATTTAATTGTTTTGCTGTTTTCTTTGCACTATCTCCTGCTCCACTTATTGCTGATGAAGCATCCTCTGCATTTGTAGCAATATCTCCTATTCCATTTGAAACAGTTTCTACACTATCAGCTTGTAACCCAAACAAAGACATTACACCAGAAAGTGCTGTAAATAACCTTGTTACAGCATTTACTGCAGATGTAATAATTGGAATAAATAGTTTTGCTATTGGTTGGATCACATTACCGATTGCAGTTTTCATATTAGTAAAAGCTTGTGAAAGCATTGCTAGCTTTCCTGAATAAGTACTTGTATATACTGCAGCATCATTGCTTTGAAATTTTGTTTCTTCCAGGATGCCATTTACTTCTGCTTGTATTTTTTCTTGCTGTGTTAATTGATTTGTTGTTTTTCCTATTGATTTTGCATAGTCTTCCCACATCTTTGCCACATTTTTTGTTACACCTGCATTATCAACTAATATACTATTTTCATTTTTCAAACCTTCTGATGCAGTTTGTACTGCTTCGCCTAAACTATATGTACTCTGCCTTCCAAATGTTGCACTATTCTTCAAAGCTGTCATTGTTTTTTCTATTTGCTCTGAACTATATCCTCTCGCTGCTAAATTTTTATATGCTGTTACAGCATTATTAAGTGGTACTAATCCATCAGAAATATAATCATTTATGAAGCTTTTGGCTTGCTCAAAACTCTTTCCTTGTCCTGTAAGTATGGAATTTAATCCTATCCACGCATTAGAAGTTTCAGTTGCTACATTTAAACATTCTTTTCCAAATTTAACTATTGCAGTAACAGAAAAAGCTACTGCCACAGCTTTACCTATTTTAGACAATGTTGATGAGATTTTAGAAGATGCTGTATTTGCTTGTGAATCTACATTTTTTAATTGCGAATTAAATTTATCGCTATTAAGTATCAAACTTAAATCTATTTCTCCTACATTTGTACTCAATTATCTCACCTACCTTTTTCAGCCATAGTTTTAAACATATTTTTTATGTTTTCCATTGCCTGTTTATAGTTTTCTTCAGTTATTTGAGAAGCGGTCTTATTAAGCCATTTGCTTCTTATTTTTCTTTCCTCTGCTGTGAATTTCTTTAATGTCTCTGGATCTTTTTCGCTTCTGATTCTTACAATATTTCCTAGTGGTGTTTCACTATTTAAACCTGATAAAAGGCTTGTAAATTCCCCCCATTCCATATCTTGCATTTGCTTTCTTAATCTAATTCCATATTGTTGAGCAAATGAACTTTCTATTAAGTCCCAATCTTCAAATAAATCATAATAAGTTTCGTAAGTAGTTATATTATTGAAATCGTTTCTCCATCTCTTCGAACTCCACTTCACTTACAATTGCTGAAATTGCTATAATAACAGACCTTAATCCGTCTATGGTTAATTTCATATCTTTTATTTCTTTTAATGCTTCTTTACCCATTAAAACTTCAATCATTTCGTACATACTACTGATTGAAAAATCTTGATTTTTTAATTTTTCTTGAACTATCAAATAAGTATCTGCACTATTATCAACTTCAAATTCTTTTCCTTCTGCTAATTTTATTGTTCTTTTCTCTTTTCCTAATTTTGAACTAATATCAATAACTGACATTTAAAATCCCTCCATTTGTTATTTTTTATAAAAAAAAATTGCCCCAGTAGATAACTACTGAGGCGTTTTTTTATCCTGCTGGTGTTACAGTTGGTTTTCCATTTGACATAACCTCAAATTCTAAAGGTGCTACATTTGTGCTGTCTCCTGTACCTGCATTGCTTACTGATATTAAGCAATCGAATTTTACAGTTGTACCATCTGCGAATACCCATTCAAATACAGATTCAACATCTTGTCCAGTTGCAAATAATTTTGATGCAACATAGTCATTACCTTCATCTCCAACATTTCTTTTACCTGAAATACTGATAGAGAAACCTTTACCTGTTTGCATTCTTCTTATCCAACCTTCTGTTGTCATAGGTGTCCATTCTTCTACATTATTATCCATTGACAAAGAAAATGTTTCACAATCTGCAATTGTTTTCATATTTTCTTCTGTAGATTCTTTTCCACTTATTCCAATTTTAAATACATTATCAAATACTGGATATACTCCACTTTGTACAGTTGCCATTGGCTATTCCTCCTTTTTTTCATAATAAAAAGTTGCTTGAATAACCCTTTCATAAATGTTTTTACTATCAGTTCCAACATCTACTGGTTCAGGCACTAGCAACTTTATATAATTTACTTTTATTTCATTTATAACAAATTCTTTTGCATTTAAAAACTTATTATAAATCTCATATGCTTTTTGTTCTGTTTCTTTCGCATTAGTGTTCCAATGAATTAGAATACTAACTGATTTTTCCATTGTTTTTGTATTATCAATTCCACCTATTGCAACATTAGATTCGTTGCTAGTTTTTAATTGATATACTCCTATGGATTTATCTTTTTTATTATCCAATTTACCTATATAACAATTCTCTGAAGCAGTATAATTTAGAGTTTTTATCCAATCTCTTATATCTGCTAATCCTAACAGTTTTATCATTATAAACCTGCCTCCTTTTTATAAAATTGTGAAAATGCATTTTTACAAAAATTTTTGTTTTTTCCACTTATCCACGACTCATACCAGTTACCTTGAGCATTTGGATTTTCTGTTGTTTGGAAATTATATTCAGGATGATAATACATTCTTCTAGCATAAGGTGTAGAAGTTATTAAACTTACTTGTCCTTTGCTACTTTTTGAATAATCTTCATATGTATTATCATTTTGCATATTTCCAGTATCAAACGGCATTACCTGGGCTTTTACTACTTCAGTATGTAAAGCACTCATTGTCTTTTCTAATGCTGTTGTAGTTGCCTTGGTTAATTGCTTTATTTTAGGAGTGTTTAATTTTACTCTTGAAGTTACTACTTTCATTACATAATCTCCAATTCAGTATAATTAACACTTCCATCAGGATTTCTTGCTTTTGTTCCTTGGTATATTTGTCTTGTTTCTCCAAATACAGTTATATTTCCACCAGAAATAACAGGTAGATTTGGAGCAATATCACCAACAAAGTATGCTTTTGCAGTTAATTGTATTAAAACTTTTTCTGCAGTTAATACTCTTTTAGCTTTATCTTGATAATTGCATTTTAGATCGTCTTCAAATGCAATTATTGGCTCGCCATCTTCTGTTGTTCCTTCAGCATATAAAACAACATGAATATCTGTTTTACATTCTTTTTTTCTAACTAATTGTGGATAAACCATACTTAACACCTCAAATTTCTACAAGTTAATCCTGTTTGTCCTAATAAGCAATAATAATCTTTTGGTATAGCAACACCATTTTGAATTTGGACATTCCAATTTTCTCCAAAACTCATAGATACACCATTTATTGCATAACTAGATAACATTGATTTTAATAAATCTTCATTTTCATATTCAAAGTCAGCAAGTTTGCATACGACTTCTTGTATAATACCTTGTTGGAATTTTGTTAAATTTTCAAAACCTCTTCCAACTATACGATTATAAGTTAAAGTATCAATATGCATACTTGCTTCTTTTAATTTCTTTTCAATTTCCTCTTTAGGAATTGTCGTACCTTTATAGGTATTTTGGTAATAAGTTATATCCGCATAATTGCTCATACAACATCAACTCCTAAGCAGTTTGTTCAATATAGAATTGAATAGCATTATGTTTTTTATCAAAAATAAATACATCTTCAAATGATTCTTCGAAATATGTCCATTTTCCTTTTGATAAAGAACTTGGAGCACCTAATTCAGCGAAATCATAAGCAATAACTGGAATTACAGCACTTGGATGTACTAATAACATTTTTACATCTTTTGCATCTGCAGCAACTTCAAATCCATCTTCAGCTTTTAAGTTAAATGCTGATTTCATAACAGAAGTTGGAACACCGATTATTTCTACTTCTCCTATTCTTTCAATAGATCTTGCAACAACTTTATCTGTAGCTGCTAAAGTTCTAGCAGCTTCTTTTGCTGTATCTATTAAAGTTTTTGTATATGTATCAGCATATAATAATCTTCCTGCAGCAGGAACTCTTGCTTCATCCATTTTATCCATCATAGCATCAAATTTTGTTAAAACATTTGCTACATCTAATACTTCACCTTCTGTGATATTTTCTATTGCATTTTTTAACGCATATAATGCTGTAATCATTTCAGCATCCATTTCTGGGAATTTTTGTTCCTCATTCATTACTTTTGTAATGTTTTGAATAGATGCAACATGATTTGTTTCATCTATATCTCTTGGATGGATTAAAGTATCCCATGTTCTGTGTGTTTTAAGAGTTTTTGACTCTTCATGATTATTGAAATTTCTAGAGAATGATCCTATTGAATCTCTATCTCCATTTCCTCTACCTTTTACACTTAAACTTGGTAATATAACTGTATTACTGTTTAAGAATTTTACATCTTTTGTTGCACTCCATAAAGCACCAAAATATAAAGTGTATGGATATGCTTGTGCTAAAGCTTGTGAATATTCTTTAGCATAATTTAAACCTGTTTTTTCAAATGCCATTTTCAGCACTCTCCCTTCCTATTTTTAATTTTTTCTTGGTCTTACACCAGTAAATCCAAAATCAAAAACACCATTGTTTGAGTTTGTTCCATTATTAGTGTCTGCACCAACTGTTATACCTACAACACCTTGTGTTTGTTTTTTCAAACCAGGCACATCAGCAATGACCTTTTCTAATGCAGTTTTTAATGTGTCTTCTAATACTTTCCCATCTTTATCAGTACAATTATTTAAATCAGCCATTTTCAATATATAAGGCATTGTTTTTATATCAACATTAAGTTCATCAACAAAATCATAAGCCTTCAATTCTACTTGTAATCTTTGATTCTTTAATTGTTCTTGTTTTAAAGATGTTTGTGTATCAGTTAGCTCTTTATTTTGAGCATTAGCTTGATTTGCTTTTTGAGTTTTAAAAGTATTTATTGCACTTTCCATCTCTTCTGCACTCAAGCCTTGTTTTTGAAAATAGCTTTTTAATACACTATCTTCTGTTTTTGCATTTCTACCATCTATCATTTCTTGGATCTTGTTATAATCAATTCCATTAGAATTGTTATTTGGTTGATTTGCATTATTATTTTGCCCTGTAGTGTTTTGGGCATTGTTTGGATTTGAATTATTATTCACATTATTATTTGTGTTGTTTGTTCCATCCATTTTCACTACCTCCTACTTTTTTAAGTCTTGAAATGACTATATATACACATGCTTTTCAGTTCTTCAGTGTTTGGAACATCAAAAAAGAGCCTTACGGCTCTTTAATAATCAAATTAATCAATATATCCTTTTGCTTTTATTTCTTCTGCTCTTTTAGCTGATATTCTATATCTTTTATCAGATATTTTTTCAGTTTCTATTTCTTCATCTACTACTTCAAATTCTGTGCCTTTTTCATATTTAGTTGCAGTATATTTATCATTAAAAGCTGTGTTAGCAACTAATACATTTTCTTTAACTTGCACCTCTGCATCTTCTTCTGTGTTAGATGCATTTTCTTCAACTTTTGCATCTTCTGCAGGTGCTTCTACCCCTTCCCCTTTTATTTCTTCTGCAGTTTCTCCTGTACTTGTAACTGTTTCATTTTCTGTTGTTTCTGTTACAACACTTTCCTTTAATTCTTCATTTTCTTTTACTTCTTGATTTTTTTTAGCCATAACGACTACCTCCTTATATTTTTATTTTATTTTTTTAATTTTGTTCTCTTGTAATTCCTTTTATTGCCCAAAATTGTGCTTCTTCTAATTTTGTTAACACTAATGATGTTTCTCTACTTGGTTTACAATTTATATCTATAACATCATACATATTAGAAAAAGAACTTCTTATTAAGTCTATTCTGTCTTGCTGTTCTTTACCTACTTCTACAAATTTGGCTCTGTCATTCAAATTACTCACCCCTTTCAAATTTAAACACTAAAAAAAGAGCCATAGGCTCTTTAATAAGTAACTATTTTAATTTGTTTTATCATAAATATAATCTGCAATTTTCTCTAAAAGTAAACTTTCAGGAGTGTCTTCGTAATTCTTACCTTTTAAATATTCATTAGCTTTATCATAAAGAAATTCCATGAACTCAATTGCTTCATCTTCTTTTATATTATCTATTTTGTTAAGAAAACTATTTATTTTTGTATTTTTCAAGGCTTTTAATTTCTTTATATCTGCTTGCTCAATAATTAATTTCATATTATTTCTTTCCTTTCAATTTTTCAGCAGTTTTTGTATGTGTTTTGTGCACAGTAGTTATATTTCCTGTATCAGGATTTATATATAAAGTAGTTTTTTCTCCTATTGCTTTAAAGCTTGGTCTATTTTTTTCATCATATACTATTTTACCACAATCAAGTGGATTTTTCAATGTTTCCAGGATATCATCAAGTTCTATTTCCCTTTGTCTTACTCTATCTATTAAATGCCTTGAAACGTCTTTTATTTCAACATTATTTATAATATTACCAGTAACCTGTTTTTTTATAAATTCTTGTTGCCTTATTTTCTGCTCCTCAATAATATCATAAAAAGTTATTTTGTGATCATTTTTAAATCGTTCTTTATATTCTTGCCAAGCTAATCTTTTTTTATGATATTTTTCGACATTTTCTGCGTCTGTACTTCCTAGTTCTAATCTTGAATATTTATCTATATTTCTATCTATATAATTTAATTTTTGTCCATTTATATAGTTTTGTTCTTTTATAGCCAATTGTTCTTTGGTTGGTGGTGTAACCTCTGTGTTTACACCTGGAAAATATGTAACTGTTGTATCTTTACAGTTTGGATGAAACAATTTTGCTTTTACTGCTGTACTTAACAAAGGATAACCTGTGTCTTTGCTTTCCTCTTCTGTTCCACCACTCCATACATCATCAATAAATATTTTACCTTGGAACTTTATACAATATGGACATCCTCCACCACGATTAGGAACTAAAACAGTATGTATTCCCCATTCTGCCCTTTTAGTTCCTTCGCCTTGTAAATATGCCCTTTTATTTGCTGTCCTTATAGCCATTTCTGCGTATGATGCAATATTTACCATTGCACCATTTGCATATTCTATACTATTTATTCCTTTTGAAAGGAAATCTTTTGTTGCCATATCTACTGCTTGTTGTACTGTTCCTGAACCTGTATTTGCATAAACTTGAGCATCATATATTATTTTTCTATATTGATCATTAGAATATCTTAATATTGACATCTCTGCTTTTTCGAAGTTCTCAACAGTTTCTCCTATTAGTGCTTTTAATTTCCTATCATTTATTTGAAAAAAGTTTGATTCTGCTTGATTTACTTTATCATAAATTCTACTTAATTGTTTCTTTTTAATTCTTTTATTTTTACTTGTTTTGTATATATGCCATAATTTATTTATTTGTTTATCGTTGCTATTAAAATTACCTTCTTTTATAGCTTCTAATATTACCTTTTCTTG